CTGAACGTAATAGAGAACGATATGGAAAAGATAGAATATATAAATCTCCAGAAAAAATAACTAAAATTTGGAAAAAAGGAAAACCTACTTACAAAGCTAAAGGTGGAAGAATAGGTCTTCAACATGGAAATAGACCAAGACCACAAGGCCCTCATACATGGGTAAGAAAAAAACCTAAAGGTGTTAAAATAGCAATCAAAGGTTGGTAATGAATCTATTAAAAAAATTGTGGAACTTCCTATTCGGGAAAAAAGAAGAACCCTTAATTTTAGAAACTCCTGCAGAAAAAGTACAAACAGTTAATCATTGCAACTCTCATTTGAGATTTAGGAAAAATTGCCCTGATTGCTTAAGAGTAGTAGCCCTTATATAATATGGAAGCCGAACATATCGTTCATAAACTTCAAAGAGCATTAGAAAGAAGAGTCAATCAATTGGCAATCTCGGTTACGTCTGGAGGGGTTGACAACATGGAAACTTACAAGTATATAATAGGACAAATTAATGCACTGGAATCAGTGCGACAGGAAATCTCTAACCTGCAACATGATAAGGAGCTAAATGACACATCAGGAACCGTTATCGACCTCAGCAAAGGTCTCAAAGATTCACCTTCCAAATAAAGAATTAGTTGGATTAAAAAAACCAAAAGAAATTACTAAAGAAACTACAAAATTACCTAAACCCACTGGTTGGCGTATATTAGTTTTACCTTTCAGAATGAAAGAAAAAACTGATGCAGGTCTTTTAATCGGATCAGAAACCATAGACAGACAGCAAGTAGCATCACAATGCGGAAACGTAATGGCGATGGGTGATGCTTGTTATAAGGATAAAGAGAGATATCCTAACGGTCCGTGGTGCGCGGTTGGTGATTGGGTGGTCTTTGCACGTTATGCAGGATCACGTATAGAAATTGAAGGTGGAGAGGTTCGTCTTTTAAATGAAGATGAAATTTTAGCAACAGTACAGGATCCAACAGATATCCTGCACAAATATTAACATAGGAAGGAACTATGCCAGAAGAAGAAAAAAAACCAAGTGAAAAACTGGTTGATATTGATACATCAGGGCCTGAAAAAGATGTAGCAGTAGAAGAAGTAAAAGAGGAGGCCGTTGTAGAAACCAAGGAAGAAGAACCAAAGATCACGGAAGTTGAAAAAGAAGAACCAAAAAAAGAAGAAGATACTAAATTAGAAGAATATAGTAAAGGCGTTCAAGGACGTATTGCTAAACTCACAAGAAAAATGAGGGAAGCGGAACGTAGAGAAGCTGCTGCTACTGAATATGCTTCTGCTTTAGAATATCAAAGAAAGGCAGATCAGGATAGATTTCAAAAAGTTGATTCTGATTTTACTAAAAAATTTGAGGACAACATCAAAACGGGAATGGAATCTGCGCAAAATGAATTAGCGCGTGCCATTGAAGCGGGTGATGCTGCAGCTCAAGTTCAAGCAAACAAAAGAATTGCTACATTAGCATTTGATAGTGCAAAAATGGAGCAACGAAAAGAAAGTAGGGAGCAGGAAAAACCTGTACAACTTTCTGACGGTGGACAATTACCTAGAGAGACACCAAGACAAATGCCACAAGCTGATCCTATGGCTGAAGATTGGGCAAGTAAAAATACATGGTTTGGACGAGACAGACCTATGACTTTTACTGCGTTCGAGATTCATAAGGATTTAGTTGAAAAAGAGGGATTTGATCCTAAGTCTGACGAATATTATATGGAAATCGATAAAAGAATAAAAGTTGACTTTCCCCATAAATTTGGTAATAGTGAGACAACTACGCCTAGACCCGTTCAGTCGGTGGCTTCTGCGAATAGAAGCGTAAAACAAGGGCGCAAAACTGTGAGACTCACTTCTTCACAGGTGCACATTGCAAAAAAATTAGGAGTGCCACTCGAAGAGTATGCAAAACAATTAAAACTCACGGAAGGAGCATAAGCATATGATAAAAGACAAAAAAATAACTTCTCGTGCGGCGGAAACTCGGACAAAAACTGAACGTCCTAAAGAGTATAAGCCACCATCCTCTCTGGATGCACCACCAGCGCCTGACGGTTTTAGACACCGTTGGATTAGAGCTGAATCAATGGGTTTCAACGACGGTAAAAATGTTTACGGAAGATTGAGATCTGGGTACGAGTTAGTGAGAGCTGACGAATACGACGATTCAGATTACCCTGTCATCACTGACGGAAAACACGCTGGAGTGATTGGAGTAGGAGGCCTATTGTTGGCTAGGATACCTGAAGAACTCGCGAAGCAAAGGGTTGATTATCAGAAAACACTTTCTGAAGGTCAAGACGAAGCAGTTGAAACCGACTTACTTAGGGAACAACATAAGAGTATGCCGATCGACATCGATCGACAGTCTCGTGTAACCTTCGGTGGTACAAAGAAAAGTTAATTTTTTAACTAATCTCGGGATAACAACCAATTCCCTATCATCGGATTAAATTAACCTGTTTATAGGAAACTATAAACTTTAAGGAGTAATAACATGGCTAATACTAACACAGCAGGATTTGGCTTGATTCCTACAGGTACGCTTGGCTCAACGCCATCTACTCAAGGACAAGGCAAATACTACATAGCAGCTGCGTATGATGCTGATTTATTCCAAGGATCATCTGTAAGGATTGTCAATGGATATCTTATATCAGCGCAAGCTTCTATCACCACGTCAACTATCGGTGTGTTAAACGGTATTTTTTATAATGCCGCTACCACATTGAAGCCGACATGGTCAAACTGGTACAACCAGCCTATTACTCCAGCAAACAGTGAGAACATTACAGCATTTGTTCTTGATAACCCTTTCCAACTTTATGTTGGTTCTGCTGCCGCAGCAGTTCTACAAGCTGACGTTTTTGAAACGTATGGCTTGACGGTAACTGCAGCAGGTAGTGAAACAAGTGGTCAATCAAGTTCAGAGATTGTTGGAACTGTTCACGCAACGGCAAACGCATGGAGACTTTTACGTTCGGCTGAGGACCCTCAGAACAATGACATTACAGCAACTAACTGCAGTTTTGTTGTGGTTCAGAATCTCAACCAAGTAAACTCTGGTGGTTTGACGTCTGCATCATAATAGGAGCACATAGACATGGCAATATCAAGAGCACAGCTAGTTAAAGAACTAGAACCAGGCCTAAATGCACTATTTGGGCTGGAGTACAAACGGTATGACAACGAGTCATCCGAAATATACGTTACTGAATCAAGTGACAGAGCTTTCGAAGAGGAAGTTATGTTATCAGGATTCGCTAACGCTGATGTAAAAGCAGAAGGTCAAGGAGTATCTTATGATACTGCACAAGAGACTTACACTGCACGTTACACTATGGAAACGATCGCGCTTGCTTTCGCTATCACAGAAGAAGCTATCGAAGACAATCTTTACGATAGACTAGCTTCTAGATACACAAAAGCATTAGCAAGATCTATGTCAAACGCTAAACAAGTTAAAGCAGCAGTACCTTTAAATAATGGTCTACCTTCAGTAGCCACTTTTAAAACTGGTGATGCAAAAGCATTGTTTACAACTAACCACCCAGTAGTAACTGGAGCGGTTGTTAAAAACACTTTATCTACACAAGCGGATTTAAACGAAACTTCATTGGAACAAGCACTGATTGACATCGCTGCTTTCACTGATGAAAGAGGTTTAAAAATCGCTGCTAAAGGAACTAAAATGATTGTTCCTTCAGCTAACCAATTCAACGCTGAGAGATTGTTAAAATCTCAAGGTAGAGTTGGTACAGCGGATAATGACATCAATGCAGTCAATTCTATGGGAATGGTTCCGCAAGGATATAGAGTAAACCATTTCTTAAATGATTCTGATTCATGGTACATTATCACTGACGTTCCAAATGGTATGAAACACTTTGAAAGAACAGCATTGACAACTTCAATGGAAGGTGATTTCGATACTGGTAACGTTAGATACAAAGCTAGAGAAAGATACGTCTTCGGCGCATCTGACTTTAGAGGTATCTTCGGCGTTGAAGGTGCGTAATCTAAACTAATTATGTGGCGGCCTTAAAACCGCCACATTTTAACATTAATGGTGAAAAGATGAGAAATTTCCTAGTAAATATATGGGCTTACGATTATCATGCTAAATTTAAAGTTTTAGCTGAGGATAATGCTCCGTCTATTGAAAAATCAATCCTTGACAAGCTGGGAGAAAAGAGTATAAAGTGGGAATCAACGGGAATGTTTAGAGATATTCCTAATAGAATAACCTATGAGGAGGTTGTTGATGTTACAAGACCTATACAATACGAAAAGGTCCTTGGAGTTGAGGTGGCAGTCTGAGTATGAACAAAGTGGTAAATATACTCTGGACATGGTTGAAATTGATTTGTTAATCAAACAAACCAACACTGAAATTAAATTGGAGGAATCCAAGATTGCTGATAGAGAAAATAAAATCAGGAGTTCAGCTGCCCAAGTTTCTGTGGCAACTTA